GTTGCAAACCCATTTGCTGAAAGTGTTGACTTCACCAGTCAGGGCACAACAACCACCGGTAACCAATATTACCGTCTGTTTGAAGTGAAGAACCTTCACGGTGCCATGAGCTGATAATTAAATATCAGACACGAAAGGGAGCACTCTTCGGAGTGCTCCTTTTTTTTATATAAATAGTAATATGACAGGAATAACAGGAGATGGTCTTTATACGGTTCCGGACGTAACCTACCGATCATATGGGGTAACATATGATGGGCAGGACGATAATCTAATGAATCGAAATTATTTTCGATTCACCCTTCAAAGAATTCCTAATTTTGAAAGATTCGTTCGCTCTGCAACCCTACCCCCATTTAGATTTGGCGAAGTCATTCAGCCAACTACACTCGGTATTGATATAAGGAGACCGGGTGGAAGTTACGTCTTTGAGCCACTTAGAGTAGATTTTGCGGTAGATGAAAGATTTTTAAGTTATCTCGAACTATTCAAATGGATAACTTCTATTGGAATGTTTGATAAATCAGAGACAATAGATAAAGATTCTTACACTTCAAGCGGAACATTGCTCATAACAAATAGTGCGTACAAAGCAAAATATAGAGCAGTTTTTGAAGGACTATATCCAATCCAACTTGGAGAATTAGACTTCACATCGGCAGAGCCTATAGCAGGACCTCTTGTTTCTAGTGTAATATTCAATTATACTAGATTCCAATTATTTGATGCAGAAAATACTTTATGTGGAACCGTAGTGGGACAGTAAATGAATTTAAGTGATTATCGACAACATGCAGAAAAAGATCTAAAACTTGACGAAACACAACTGGACACGGAGTCTCTTAAAACTCCTCAGTTACATTCCAAGTATTTAAACTTTCTTCTAGATGAAAAACTAAAACTAGCGAAATTAGAACATGAGTACAAGGCACTCCGAAAGAAAAAATGGCTGTACTATACAGGTAAAATTTCTCAAGAGGAACTAGAAGAAGAAGGATGGGAGCCTTTTGAGTTAACGATCCTGAAAACAGATCTAGACAAGTTTCTAGATTCTGACGAAGATTTGCAACTTATCGATATACGTTTTACATACACTAAGTCTGTGGTGGATTATCTTCAAGAAGTTATCAAAATAATCAACAATCGACAATGGAACATTCGATCCGCAATTGATTGGTTGAAGTTTACGAATGGGCAGTGATGAGTGATTTGATCATTAAACAACTCGATGCAGTGAATCTGAAGGTAGAAAGCGAAAAGTCTATCGCAAAAGAACTCAGTGACTTTTTCACATTCTATGTGCCAAATTATCAGTATACCCCTGCATTTAAAAACAAGTTTTGGGATGGTCAGATTCGGTTATTCAACCTATTTAATCGAACAATATATGCAGGTCTTGAGGACTATATTCGAAAGTTTTGTGAGGATAGGAACTACTCATACTCATTCGTCAAAGAGAAAGAACTAGACCAGTGCGTTCAACCGGAAGAATTCCTTTCATCACTTAAGTTGACCGCCGGGGGCAATTCCATAAAAATACATGATCACCAGAAGTCAGCATATCTTCATGCACTTCTAAACAAAAGAACTCTTCTGATATCTCCAACCGGATCTGGTAAATCTCTTATTATTTACTGCCTTGTGAGGTATCTACTCGAATGCACTCAGGGAAAAATTCTGATCGTTGTTCCCACCACGAACCTTGTAAATCAGATGCGATCTGACTTTGAAGATTATTCCTCGACGGAGGAATTTAATATACTAGACGAGATTCATACCATCTATTCCGGTCAGGAAAAGGAAACGGACAAGAGAGTTGTCATATCTACATGGCAAAGTTTGTACACTCTCCCGGAGTCTTTCTTTGAGCAGTTCGAATCCGTATTCGGAGATGAGTGCCACTTGTTCAAGGCAAAGTCTCTAACCGGACTCATGGCAAAACTTAAAAATGCTTACTACAGGTTTGGAACCACCGGAACTCTGGATGATTCCAAGACTCACAAATTAGTCATTGAGGGACTATTCGGACCTTCTTTTCGTGTCACATCGACCACGGATCTTATGAAAAAGAAGATTCTCTCAAGTCTGAAGATAAATTGTGTGGTTCTCAATCACACGGAAGAATCCTGCAACGAAATGAAACGAAAGAAGTATCAGGAAGAAATAGATTGGTTAGTACAGAATGAAGAACGAAACCAATTTATCGTAGATCTGACGAAAAATCTCAAGGGAAATACTCTCGTGCTCTTCAACTTTGTGAACAAACATGGCATTCCTTTGAACGAGATGATGGAGACTCAAATATCCGATCGGCCGATCTATATGATTCATGGCAAAACAGACGTTGATGAACGAGAGGATATTCGAAAAGTTGTCGATAAAAACGACGAATGTGTTCTTCTCGCATCGTACGGTACATGCTCCACCGGTATCAATATTAAGAATATACACAATATAATTTTTGCTTCACCGTCCAAATCGGTGATTCGTGTCCTGCAATCGATTGGGCGGGGTTTGAGGACTTCTGAGAGCAAGAATAAAGCAACTCTCTATGATATTTCAGATAATTTATCTTACAAGAAGTATATAAATCATACTATGAAACATTTAGACGAAAGAATCAAAATATATACTAATGAAGATTTTGATTATGATCTTTTAAAAATCCGCTTGGGAGGATCGATCAATGAAAACATCCTATAGAATAATTAAGTTGACTAGCGGAGAAGAAATAATAGCGAAGATGAAGGGAAGCGACGGCAAAAGAATGATCGTGGAACGGCCGATGGTTTTCCGATCCACGCAGGCATTTGATATTTTAGGAAATCAGAAAGAAGTAACATTCCTTAAGAACTGGCTAGGTTACTCCAACGAGATACAAGCAAAAATTTCTAAAGAAAATATCCTTACAATAGTAGAACCCGATTCGGATGTCATTGTTCTTTATGACAAAGAAAAGGAAAGAGAAGATACGAAGGATACAAGTTCAAAATTTAACATGGGAGGTCTTAACGACCTAATAAACGGAAAAAAATCCCCAACGAACAAGTTAGACGATTTGATGAAAAAAGAGGATGATTTTGATCCGGATGAGTATCTGAAAAAATTAGGATTTGATCCTAACCAGATATCAAATATAATGGATCAATTCTTTGGGGACGGAGATTCAGAAGAAATTTTTGAAGAACGAGAAATCGTAAATCTTAACATTTCTTTCGATCCAAAAATTATAAAAACTCTCGTGGATCACGACATTATTCCACCAGAGTATCTACTAAACCTTATTGAAAAATTTGAAAAGAGAGAAACTATCTCGGATGAATTTACAGGCGACGAAAAAGAAAGAGAAGACTTCGGTAACAAATGGAGCGATTGGAACCAAGACCCTAGTAGTGATGACTATAAGTAAAGCTATTGTCCCTTTCTTTCTTAGACACAGAGAGTGTAAAGCGATTTAAAAAGTTGTCAAGTAAAAACTTGACAAAAAATAAAAAGGTGGTATTATTTGAATCATGACTGATAGCCATTATGTTGATAACAAAGAGTTTCTAAAAGCGATGACTGAGTGGTTAGTTCTCGTGAATGAAGCGAAGGAAACGGGAGAGGAAAGACCTCCGCTTACTGATTACATAGCAGAATGTTTTATGGCTATCGCTGAGAATCTTTCCCGTAAGGGTAACTTTATTAAATATCCATATAGAGATGAAATGATTGGAGATGCGATAGAGAACTGTATTCTTTACGCGCACAACTTCAATCCTGAAAAATCTAAAAATCCTTTCTCATACTTCACTCAAATTATTTACTTTGCTTTTCTTCGTAGAATAGAAAAAGAAAAGAAGCAATTGTATATAAAATACAAAGTTGCAGAAGAAAACGATAGTGATGGAACTTTACACAAGTGGTTTAAAGAAAACTACTTTGAAAAAGACGATCAAAAAGAGGCAATGAAAGAACACTTTCAATTGTCTGACACTGACTTGAAAAAGTTTTCGGGGAAAAAGAAAAAATGAAAGTAGCAATAATCAACGACACCCATTTCGGTGCTCGTAATGATTCTGCTGTGTTTCTAGATCACTTCATATCTTTTTTTGAAACGCAGTTCTTTCCGTATCTAAAAGAGAATAATATTCAAAAGGTTATTCACCTTGGTGACTTCTTCGATAGAAGAAAGTTTATCAATTTCAATACTCTAAATAAAGTCCGATCTACGATCATAAAAGGTTTCGTGGATCAAGAAATTGATCTGCATGTTATTGTAGGCAACCACGATACTTACTACAAGAATACGAACAAGATAAATGGACTAAGTGAACTGGTGTCGGATCGTTATTCGAACATATCTATATATGAAAAACCAGAAATTTTAGAACTAGACGGTTTATGTGTAGGACTTGTTCCTTGGATTAATGCGGAGAATGAAGAAGAAACATCCCAGTTTTTGAAATCATGCAAGTGTCCAATTGTTATGGGCCACTTCGAACTGAACGGTTACGAAGTGATGAAGGGTGTTAAGTTTGATGGTGGCAGATCGGATAAAGATCTGAAAAGATTCGAGATGGTTTTATCTGGACACTTTCATAGCAAGAGTTCAAAGAACAATGTCTTTTATCTTGGAACACAGTACCAAATTACGTTCGGGGATCTGAATGATAAAAAAGGCTTTCATATTTTTGATACAGAAACAAGACAATTAGAATTTGTGTCAAATAAAGATCAAATGTTCTATTCTATAGAATATGACGATACAGATGAAAAAACAGTTGAATCTCTTATAAATAGTATTGACGAAACGTTCTGTGACAAATTTGTGAAAATATTAGTCCAGAATAAAAGTAAATATCATTTGTTTGACCTTCTTTTGGAAAAACTATATGATGTAAATGTTTCAGATGTTTCGGTCGTGGAAGACTTTAGTGAAAATTTTGAGGATGAAGAAAAACTTGATCTTGCACAAGATACCCTAACTATAATCAACACCGAATTGGAAAATCTAGAGGATGTTGATTTGAATGAACTTAAAACAATCATGAGAACCTTATATATGGAGAGTTTATCAGATGACAGAAGCAGCAGTTGAAAACACGCAAAAAGAAGAAGTCAAGGCAGAGGCAGAGGTAAAGGCAGAGGAGAAAGAAGTTTTTGATCCTCGTGAACATGCTCGTAAATCTGCCACTGCTTACAAGCACGAGGTTTTGGTTGACAATGTTCACCTTCCAGAAATCAATAGACCAAAACTTATTCCAGTCAAGGAATCTTTCGAGTCTTTCTCAGAGTATTTCAATGAACTTAACGGAGTGCCTGGGGTTCGTGCAACCAAGGACATTCAAAGTGGAGGACTAGTAGAAGAATGTCATTACTGGGTTCTTGAATCTAGGCTCAAAGAAGTAATTAAGAGCACTAGAGATAAGATTGCCGTTAGGCTTTTATGGACAATTGATTGCACAGATGAAGATACTTATAAGTGCGAAGAACTAGGACCACATGTTGTTATTCCTAGAGGAAATGCAATGTCTTACAATTTCTCGGAGACTCCTAACGCATACTACGCAATGGATAAGACCACGAGAACCATTAGATTCTACGCTCTTCGCCCCATCTCAAAGGGAGAGGCTATCACTATCTCCAGGCCTAACGAAGATGCAATTGGATTTAGTGGCGTGACTGCTAACGAGTTCAAAGAAATTTCTGGTATGAATTTGGCACTTCCCGGTGATCCGGCAAACAAAGGCGGATGTTCTTCTTGTCAGAAAAAGAAGCAGTTCCGTGAACGATCAGTTGGAGAGTGATAATTCGTAAAGTATAAATTATGATTAATTTTAATAAGTTACGTTTCAAAAATTTTGGTTCGTTTGGAAATAACTTTACTGAAATTGATTTTACTGAAAAGGGGCTAATCCTAGTATCAGGATTAAACGGTCAAGGTAAGTCGTTTGCATATCTCGACGCCTTGACCTTTGCCCTTTTTGGTAAACCATTTCGGAAAATAAACATACCACAACTAGTAAATAGTGTTAATACTAAAAGTTGTGTTGTTGAGGTGATTTTTACCATTGGATCTACTGAATACAAAGTAGTTCGCGGGTTGTCTCCTAAAATTTTTCAAATATTTAAAAATGATGAACTTTTAGATCAAGACGCCAAGGCAAAAGACTATCAGAATATTTTAGAAGAACAAATTTTAAAGATGAATTACAAGACTTTTACACAAGTTGTAATCCTTGGACGTTCATCATTTGTTCCATTCATGCAGTTATCCCCGGCAGATCGACGATCTGTTATTGAAAATATCTTAGATATAAATATATTTTCGACAATGAACGCTATTGCAAAGGCAAAGCTTTCTTTAATTAAGGATTTAATCAATGACATTTGCCGTAAAATTGAAACAACCGAAGAGAAAATCTCTTTCCAGAACAAGTACATCGAAAAAATTAAAAGTCAAACGAAAGAGTCAGAGGAAAAACTTCAAACTCAAATCCAAGAACATTTAAATTTAATTTTTGAATGTGAGGATACAATTAAAGACTTAAGCGAAGATTTTGTTTCTCCGGAACAGGTTAGAACTGAAACCCTATCTTTGAGATCTGAAATTTCAAAGATGAATTCATTAAAAGATCAGATTGAAACTAATATAGTATCAACTCAAAAAGATGTTGATTTTTATGAAGATAATGATTCATGTCCCGTGTGTAAACAAGGGCTGGAAGAGTCATTTAGAAAAGAAAAAATTGATTTGAAAACTTCCAAGGTGACAGAACTGGAAGATGGGCTTATTCTTTTGAAAGAAAAAATCTCAGAGAAGAAGTACGAAATTGAAAACTCTGACGAGAAGTATAAAAAACTTCTAGAAACAGAAAAGAAGATAGAGTCCCAAAAAAGTCTGATCGAATCATCCAAGTCGCAGATTATAAAAATCAAAGAAGAAATTTCTAATTTCTCCCACAAAAGTGAGGAGTTAAACAATGAAAACAATTCTTTGTCAGAACTTCATGGAACTTTAACAGAACTTCAAACAGATTTAAATAATAAGAAACAACAAAAGAGAAACTATGAAATCTGTGTTTCTCTTTTGAAGGATAGCGGAATCAAATCTAAAATTATTAAGCAATACCTACCAGTTGTGAATAAAGTTATTAGTAAATTTTTGAAGAGTATGAATTTTTTCACTCAGTTTGAACTCGATGAAGAATTTAATGAAACTATTAAGAGTAGATTTAGAGACAAGTTTAGTTACATGAGTTTTAGTGAGGGCGAAAAACTTAGAATTGATCTTGCCCTTTTGTTTGCTTGGAGAGAAGTTGCAAAACTTAAAAACAGTGCAAACTGTAACCTTCTAATACTGGATGAAATTTTTGATTCTTCACTTGATACAATGGGAACGGAGGAACTCATGAAAACACTTCACGGTGTGGGTTTGAACGGAACTGTTTATATTATTAGTCATCGCATGGATTCTATGGTGGATAAATTTACTAAAGCATACCAAGTTAAAAAAGTTAAGAACTTTTCAAAGGTAGTTTCTGTGAAATGAGTCTGTTTTCCGAAACGGCTGAAGATTATTTAAATCTCATAGACGGTTGGGAAGATCCGAACCCCTCACCAGTTTTAGAAAAACATGAGGGGTTTGTGATCGTTCGTGATGATCTTCTTGGGGGCGGATCAAAGATTAGATTTGCTGACTATTTGATATCATCAAATCCGCAAATCGAAGAGTGGGTTTATGGAAGTTCACCTGCAACCGGTTATGCTCAAATATCTTTGGGTCATCTTTGCAAAAAGCATTCAAAAAAAGCGGTTGTTTTTATGGCAAATCGCGCCGTAGAAAAAAGGCATCCTTATCAATTAGAAGCCATAAATATGGGGGTTGATATGAGATGGGTTCCGAATGGAATGCTTTCGGTAACTGAAAAACGAGCAAGAGATTATGTATCAGATAGTCCTACATCTCGCAGATTGCTACCTATTGGTTTTGATCACCCCTCGGTCCTCGCGTCGGTCATTCATGTTGCACAATCTATGGATGTTGAACCCACTGAGGTTTGGACGGTTGGTTCTTCAGGAACTCTTACCAGAGGACTCCAACTCGCATGGCCAAATGCATCATTTCATTGTGTTACCGTGGGACATGCTGGAGACTATGGAAGAGCAAAAAAATACGTATGTAAAATACCATTCAACAAAGAAACGAAAGTCCTGCCCCCATTTCCATCGGCACCTACATATGATGCAAAGGCGTGGGAGTTCATGTTGAAACATGCATCCCCAGGCGCACTTTTCTGGAACGTAGGATCTTAAAATGTCATCTTTTGATGGAATACTTTTTAATTGTGAACCGGTGGATATTGGTCCTCCAGTAATACGCATTTTGACATTTAGTGTTGATGAATCTTCATATGATCCAGATACAAACCCAGTGATATTCGGAAGCACTGTAACCGCCAATCTTGACGTTTTATATCCATTGCAGATAATATACAAATGGTATTCTGAGGATCAAACAGAACCCATTAAAGAAAGCAATGAAAATTTTATAGAATTAATTGATTACGATCCTTCTCCCTCCGCGCCCTCCAATTATGTCTCTGCTGGTGAAAATTTAAAATGTAAAGTAACAGTTTCAAATAATCTTGGGGTTGATTCGAGAGATGAAATTGTTGGCATTGTAAATGCAACACCTCCCGAAGAACCTACTTCACTGGACTTAGATTATTTAAAAACAATAATAGATGCAGATCCTCCGCTGGGGGAGGCTGTGGTGCCTGGGGATGAAATTCAACTATCCTATAAAAGTACCTTTACTCCTGGAAATCCCGATGTTAGTTCAATTACAACAATTATTAATAGCCAGTCATATTCGGGACGAGATATTTCTTATACTGTTACGGGGAATGAAGAAAATTGTAGCCTATCTTTATCTACTTTAACTTATTCTAATTTTGATGAGCAAATTCCCGGTTCTTCGGAGACAACGGCTAATTTTTCAGACACTATTTTGTATTCTGTATATGGTTCACAAAATTGTACAGGATTGCCCGGAAGATGCTGTACGGTTGGAGAGTATGATCCCTCCACAGGAATTACATCTGCAAGTTGTGTTCAGTCATTTGAAGAAAATTGTTCCGGTGTATTCGAAGAAGGCGAATCGTGTCCAGATTGTTCCAGTGATCCAAGTATAGGTTTACCTTGCTGTCCTGAATATCCAACGGGAAGATGTTGCTCGGGCTCTAGTTCTTCCCAGCCATGCTTTGACAACGCCTTTGAATCTGAGTGTTCTGGTGAGGGACAAGTGTGGGAAAAAGGTTTGGAGTGTTCTGATTGTAATTCATCCAGTCCTAATGCTGGATATTGTGGTTGCCTTGGAACCTGTTGTAAAAATAATGAACCTTGTGGGGATAATTTCTTGGAGCACCAATGCTCTAATACTTTTTTTCCAGGTAGACTATGTTCTGATTGTGAACCGCTCGGTGGTGGTGATGTCGGTTTTGAAAATACATGCTGTGATGAATTTATTCCTTTCAATGGACAAAATAT